CTGATTTGCCGACTAACAACATTAGAAACATTGAAGTCGTTGCTTTTGTCAGCAACTAAAATAGCGGCTTGCCTCCCTGAGCCAATGCTATAATCTTCTCCAAGAACTATAGCTGAAGTTCGCTCGGCAAGATCTACATTAATTAAATCTTCTAATTCTTGCTCCCTCAAAGCGGCTGCTGGAGCAACATCTACTATAAATTCGTCAGCAAAAGATTCCATCTTTAACAAAGACGACAGATCGTTACCAAATGCAGACATCAACCTAGCAATGCTTTCATAACCATCGGGCAGCAATGAAGGGTTCTGACTACTAATCGCAGCCTTTATCAAAGTTAAATCTTCTGTGCTTGCTTTTGGAGTTATTAACCTTCGCAACTCGCCCCTTGCTATAGCCAAGGCATCATCTTTTTGATGCTGAGTCACATATCTTTTATTTTCAAAACCAGCGTTATGACTATTATTAACGCCAGTTTTTACTTGAGAAGACATTACTTTGACTTCTTCTGAATTAGCGCCAGTAATAGATGCTTGCATTTCAAGCGCTTGCAACCCATCAATGCGAAGTTGTTCAGCAGCAATCCTTGCTTCAGCACGTTCCCGATCAGCCTGAGCCGCAGTCATAGATGCAAACGTGCCATCATGGTAAGCGTCACCACGGTCTCGAATGTAAGACTTGTAGCCGGGGCCTTCGGCTGCGCTCTCCATAGACTTAACGTAAGTCTGCATTGCTTGACTGTATTGAGCCGCGCCGTTCCGGTTATTCTTGTAACGCTCTGAAAGCTCAAAGCCTTTAACTTTTATCTCGTTCTCAACTGCGGCACGAAACCTAGTTTCTGACACTCTTTGATAAGCTTCAGACGCAATACTGCCTAAACCTTTAGGCGGAATAAGGGCAGTAGGAAGACCTGTAGCCGGATCAATAACTGTCGCTACATTCCCAGCGTCCTCGCCAACCTCTATTGCGTAAGCTTTAGCCTTCTCAAAAGCCAGTGTGCCAAGGCTACTAAGGTTACGTTGGATCGACTCGCTTTCGATTGAAGCTGCTTGAGAGGCTCTTGATACACCTATCTTGCCGATTCGGAATTGAGTGTTTTCTCTAACAACAGCCATCTTTTAATTCCTATACTTTAGTCTTTGAGTAATCGCTTATTGCGCCAACGGTAGAAGTAAATGCAGTAAAGTAAGCTGCGTTCTTTCTCGCCCCAGCCTCTTGTCTAATGACAGCAGACTGCGCTCTAACCTTTGCTGACTCAGCCGCTCCCATAAAATCAGAGACCCTAAGGTCTTTTGAAACAACTTCTTTCTGACGATTGAAAAAGTCTTTAATGCTAGGGCTGTCATACACATCTCTGCCACTAGCAGAAAACGCAGCTATGTTAGCAGACACATTTGCTCTGTACTGCTCTGCCCGATCATTGTGCCTTTGCCGCGCTTCCGCATCGCTACGCACCGCGTCAATGTCATTGTTAAATGCTTGAAGCTCATCTGCTCGACGTTGCTCGTCGGCAGTCCTCCTCATCTGATCTGCTTTTATAAGACCCATGCCAAGATTGGCTGCTGCTAAAAATGCTTGCCATGCCATTAGAATATTAACTCCGCGATAAGCCCATTAAGTTGAAGTGATAGTGGATCATTCTGTTCGATAGTAATCTTAGGGTCTCTGCTATGACCCAAGAGCCTGATCTCTTTTTTCCCGGTAAACGAGTTGTCTACAACAAAAGAACGGTTGTTTACTTTCAGTGATCTAGTTTCCTTGAGGTCAAGGACTACTGTGCTAACACCCCGAATGTCCCCTGTAAGAGGACCGTTACCCACAACAGCGTCAATTGCATTGGTTATAATTTTAGCTGTAAACTTTTCGCCCACATAAGCGTGAGTAAAACCTGACTCGCTGTATGCAGTCAGGTCTATTTGCTCTGAGCTATTAACAGTAAGCTGCCCGAGGTACGACTGCTTACCGCTCTTAACTCCTATAACGTCAACAACGTCTGTGCTGTTATACAGATCGCTTACGTCAACAATGTTTGTTGAGACTGCTTTGTATAGATAGAAATCTAATCCAACATCGTTAGCAAATTCGCAGAGTTGAAGCTTGTCGTTCTCGTCGTAAAGGTTTGCAAAGAGCCTGTTATGCACAGCAACTGTACCATCAAAGTTTCCACGCGAAGTTACTCTACTCCAAGAGGCTCTTTTCTCTGCTCGGTTAGATGAGAACAACGCCCCTTCACCGCCAGCAAGTACAAAGAAAGCGTAAGAGTCGGGCAAGTTAAAGGCTGAGTGTACGACCGTCATAGAGCGAGGATGGTCAATTAGGTGCGAGGATAGCGTAGATACTGGAGAAGCTGTGTAGGCGTCCTCTCCGTCAGTGTAGAGGTACTCTCTGACCGTATGCCCATCGTGTTGAACAAAGACTGTAGCTCCGTCTATAGAAATTGGCTGGATGTACTGAGTACCGTATGGTGTCTGCTTTCTAATCTGAGCGTTAGTCGGCGTAATAGACTGGTTTAAGTAAGTGGGAACGTACAGTTCTCCAGACGCCCCAAAGATTTGAAGGTCTCTATTAGAGATCATGTAACGTATTTCATTAACCTGACCCGTAGCTGCCGTCAGATCAATTGAATCATTGTCTTCAGCATCACCTGTGTCAAAGTTAAAGAACTTCCCTATTTTGCTCATCCAGATTGTGTCAGGTTGAGCAAGCGTTCCGGCAAATACTAATCTGTTTTCATGAAAGCACACAGCAGCAGGGTATCCGCGAACAGCAGAGAAAGCTTGTTCGCTCCAATCAATTGTTACCGCGTGAGTAACTAGCTTGACAAACCCACCGCCATCTTCAGCAGTGTTTGCAGCGCCGCCAGCCGTAAAGGTATATGTATTCTCGTCTATAATACTGCCAACAGTTCTAGCGCCGTTTAAGTTGCCAGTGTTAATGCCGCCAACGGCTGAAGCTTCTTCAACTGTAATTGACTCACCGCCTGAAAACCCATGTGAAAGTTGAGTAACCTCAACGCTAGTAGAGCCTTCAATCGTTCTAAGTGGGTTAAGAACAGCAAGTCTAATCCTTAATGTGTCTATAATATTGCCAGTAGCAGAGGTGCTAGACGCAACAGCCGTAATCAAAATCTCTGATTCATGATACCTAATCGTTGTGCCAACGTGATCTGAAGTCCAGTAAGCTGAGCTAGTAACTAAAGTTGCGCCCGTTCCAGTTGTTTTGGATGGATCAAGAGTTACGCCTTGAGATTGAAAGTCATAATAAGGCTGATAGATTGCATGCCCGTCAGACCTCACATCGAAAGAAAATGTGCTGACTTCAAATGTAGTAAGGCTTGTTCGAGTGACAACACGCGGGGCGAATAGAGGATGGCAAATAAACAGCACATCACCGTACTGAGCAAACGTGTACTGGTTTAAGTAAGTTTGGTTGAAGGGCAATGCTGCTGAGTTTACGTCAGCAGTTACAGTAGCAACAAGAGAAACGGTATCATCGTCAACTAAACGAAAGAACCGCAGCTTTTGATGTTCAACAGAAACTACATACTGCTCGTTATCGTCAAAGATAAACGAAGTAAGATGAGATTTATCTGTATTGCTTGCATCATAGGTAAGGCTGTAGTCGTATATATGCCGCAAGCCATGACGCTTCTTCAAAGAACCCTCAGACATTACAACAAAATTCTCAACCCTTTCCGCAGAGGAGTTGAGAATTGGTGTGTCAATACGACTAGATAGTGAATCACTGACTTCGCCAAACTGAAAGCTACTTATTGGTACTCTAACTTTCTGCATTAACTTCGCCTTTCAGCAATAAACCTCGATGTGTTTAACTTGCGAGTGGTCTGTGTCTGTGACTGCAAACGTCTGGCTTGGGTCATTTGGTAATTAGCCTTCTGCTCCATAAGAGTAGCAAGCTGGGAATCCCTAGCAACAGATACAGCAAGGACAGCAGCCATAACGTACTCAACAGCAGTAACGAAATAAGGAGGCCAATCAGACTCATTGGCACGAAACACATAATCAGCAACAAGAGTTTCAGTTTCAGAAGAATCGCAGAAAACTTTTGAGCCGTAACTGTCATACTTAATTGGGAAGTCATTTACCGTAACCCCGCTCAACATGATTGACTCAGAAGGAAGCTGATACGCTGCGCTCCATCGCCCAGTTGGTGCTTCTGCTAATCTATTAAGCACAGCCTGATCGGTAGCAAAGCGCCAACGGGAGTTGGTCAAAGCTGATCTTGCCATGTCTTCATACATTGCGTCACAAATAGTTGCTTCCGCAGTGCCATCATCAAAAGACTGGAGAACATCACCGCCGATAAGCAATGATGCGCGAGAACAAATCTTGATGGGTGTGTTTGCTACATCTGGCATATGAAGGTCGGGGGGCCGAAACCCCCCGCTCTACTTAATCGCTGTCAGTGTTAGTGACGACAACGCCGTCAACAACATCAACAACAGTACCACTGTTTGCATTAACGTAGTTGTGAGCAATCACAGGCGTACCTGCAGTGGATGTCACGGTAACGATAACGTCATTGAGATTCAACATGCCAGCGGCATCATTGAAGTATCCGGCAGTGTTGACTGCGGCTACGGCGTCAGCAGTGGTGTAGTACCAAAGTGCTTGACCGGAGCCACCGCCAATGCGGATAAGGCTAGAAGCAGTATATGCCATTATTCAGTCTCCTTAGTTGTTGTCTAAGACTTCATAGATGCCATCATCGTCAATAACGACAGCGCCCATGGACATCATAGATGTTGCGAGGTG